GGCCGAAGCACCTGTTGCTGAAACGCCCGAAGCGCCGGTGGCTGAAGCCACTGAAGCGCCGGTTGCCGAAGAAACCAAAGAAAAGGTGGAAGCTGCCGAAGAAAAGGTCGAAGCCGCCGAAGAAACCACTGAAGAGGTCCCCGTGGAAACCCCGAAGAAGAAAAAGTCCCGCAAGAAGGCAACCACGGTAAGCGAGGAAAATGCTGCTGAATAATGCTACACTCGCTCTTCTTGCCGTAGTCATTATCCTTCTGTGTGTTATATTGGTGAAGCTGCACCGCGTTGCCCGGTATTTCTATACCCCGGTAACACGGCGTGGTCCCGGCACTAAATACCCGCCTATTCCTAAGGGCTGGGGTCCTGCCCACGCAGCGCCGCCAATTCCGAAAGGCAATAAACCACATCACCGCCGGAGGAGTTATGGCAGAAAATTCTGAAATCGACATCGTTTTGCCGTATGTCGATTCTTCCGTTCCTGAATGGCAGACTACTTTTCTTGCGGCGAAGCACAAGAAGTTTGTGACCGAACGCGCCCGCAATCTTTTTCTTAAATTGTTCTCGAATCGCTACGCATCCTACGGAATGTTCCGTTACTGGTGGCGTGGCTACGAAAAATTCGGTCCTCCGGGGAAAGTCCATCTCCTGCTTCAGGCGGAATCCCAAATCCCGACTTGGCTAGACAAGAACAACCCCCACATTGTGATTCACTATCACAAGGACTTTATGCCGGAAAAGATCCTCCCGAACTATAATAGTTCGTGCATTGAACTTTGCTTCCTGCATAAGCACGCCAAGGATCTTACCCCGTTCTTCCTGATGATGAACGATGACTTTTATTTCAACGCGCCTACCACAATCGATGACTTTGTGGAAGATGGAAAGCCGCTGACTTGGAAGGAGATTCGGACAAGTCGATTCAAGCCGACCTGCCTCTTCCGGTCGATTGTATGCAACGATCTTGCGTTGGTTTCAAAGATGTCCGGAAAGGATTGTCCGCATTTCACGCATAATCATTTGGCTGTGTGCTACAAGCGCGATACGACGATTGATTTTCTCAATAAGGTTTGGGGCACGGTGGCGCCTACAATGACGCAATTTAGGGATGCCAAGAACTACAATCATTGGATTGTCCGTTACTGGCAGGACCATACCAACATCGCCATCCATTCCCATAAGTATCCGCACAAAGGCTACATTGAGATGCCCGATGCAACCGAGAAGGCTGTGGAGGCGCTGGCAAATTCAAAGGTGGTTTGCTTCAACGACACCAACGGACATTTCGCACCTGCCGTGAAGAAGTATTTGGAAAAGCATTTTGCAGGGAGGTCCTCATTTGAGTTGGGGTGACGATATATCTCTTGTCCCGGCGATGCCACGGCCATCCACCCCGGTTCAACCCAAGGCCGCTCCCAAATGTGTAATTTGTAAAGAACGCCGCACCTACAGAACAATCTTCGGGCACGCGGTATGTAGTTATTGTGAAGCCGCCGGGCTGGCGGACAAGTATAAAAGGAGGTGGTAATATGCCTGTTGTATTCGCTCCGAAGGATCGTATATATTTTCGCACGAACCCGCTGGACGATCATGAGCTCCAATGGACGAAGCAGTTGACCAGCCATCCCACTTGGCAGCACTCTTACACGAGCAAGGACCCGATCCTTGGCCTTGAAGTGGATGACGCAACCGGCCACGCCGTTATCATCACGCACAGAGGGTCTCATCGTGATTATTTCATCAGTTCGGGCGCCCGCGCCTTCAACAAGCTGGCGCTGCCGAGCGGAAACCGAATCGTTCTAGCCTACAAATTCTAGCCTATGACTAAACCAATGATTTCCCACGAGGTTCCGCGTTGCCTCCTAAAGCAGTCGCGTTCCTTTAACGACTACGATTATGCGTTCGCGCACCTCTACAATGACCCGGACTTCCACCTCTTCTACAAGGAAAGCGTGGATCTTGGCCGCAAGGTCCTTCTCGATAACAGCGCCTTTGAACTTGGCGCCGGCATCTTTGATACCTTCGGGGACATCATTGTGGATTTGAAGCCGACTTGGTATGTCGTGCCCGATGTAAGGCACGATGGACCGGCCACGATCGCCTCGTATGAAAAATTCATCAAGACGTTCCCGGATCTTCCCGGCACCGCCATCTGCGCCATCCAGGGCGAAACCTTTGATGACCTGGCGGACTGCTACAAGTTTATGATTGAGAAGACGAAGAAGATTGCCATCCCGTTTGACTCCAAGGGCTATGACCAGACCTTGAAGCCGTGGGAGCGGCGCCCTGCTTTCCTCGAAAAACTTTCGCAGATGCCGTTTTGGAAAGAAAACCCGATGCACCTGTTTGGGACATATGCGGCAAAGGAATTCCTTTCCCCGGTATATCGTTCCGTCAAATTCGAAACGGTGGACACTTCCAATCCGGTCACGGCAGCCGCAGAAGGCTGGCGCTACGGGGAGGATGGCATTGAGAGAAAAAGCAACATCAAATTGATGATGGGCGAGGTTCCGCCTATTGCCCCGGAATTGCTTGAATTCAATGTTAAGGCGTTCCGCCGCATCGTGGACCTTAACTGCACAGCCGGAGAATAAGATGACCCGCCCGCCGTATAAATCTTTATCCGGGCTGGAACCGTTTGATGATACCGGCGCATTGGTCAAAGGCATTGACGAGCGCGACCGGTATATCTTCAAACTCGAATGGCTCCTGAAGCACGTCACCACCCCGGATGAAATTGCCAAAAAAGAAGAGGAGTTCAACCAGCTCCCGCCCCTTCCCAAATATGGCGAGGATGGCTACTATGATTGTGCGCCGGATCGCTATGAATACGATGGTTAACAAAAGGATTTGATTATGCCGATGACAATCGCCGAAGTGAAAGTCAAAGAATTGTCCGAAAAATTATTGGATATTATCGCAGGTAATCGGGATGCCAATGCATTGCCCGAAATCACCCTAAAAAATATCGAGGCATATCTTGGCGGAATATGCGATGGCATTGATTTAAGCGAAGAGATGCGCCGCTGCGAGCACGAAGTTATTGCAAGGACCGATCCGCCCGGCGCCAAGATGGGCACACCCCACGAATAGACTTTATTCTCATGACAAACAAAGGCAGCCCGTAAAAAGGCTGCCTTTTCCGTATATATCAAGGCAACACTATAAGGAAACAAATATGCTATATCAAGACCACCGCCCTAAAAAGATTGAAGAAATGATCGGCAACGAAAAGGTCCTTAATACCTTCGCAAAACATTTCTCAAATGCAATGCACGCCCACGCCCACGTTATTACCGGTCCCCGTGGCTGCGGAAAAACAACCCTCGCGCGTATTGCCGCTAAAGAATTTCTTGGCGCCGATGACCTTGGCATTATGGAAATCAACTGCGGAACCGAACGCGGCATTGCAGCTATGAAGGACGTGATTGAATTGGCAACATACCGCCCGCCTACAGGGAAGGCACGCGTCTTCATCCTTGACGAGGCGCACTCCCTCTTGGCCCCGGGCAAGAAGGCACTTCTCAAGCCTACGGAAGATTGCCCGGACTTCACCTACTATTTCTTTTGCACAACCGATCCGGATGCATTGTTCGCCGGGGATGCTGGCAAAGCATTGAAGTCCCGCTTGACGCCGTGGTGCGTCCGTGCGCTCAATCAGGAACAAATCGGCATCCTCATCGATCGTGCCGCCGAAAAGTATAACATCCCGCTGGATGCGGAAACGCGCAAGGCAATCGTGCTCCAAAGTGATGGTTCCCCGCGCGAAGCATTGGTAAAGCTGGAACAGGTCATTGGCGGCGGATCCCCGGTCACTGAAAAGTCCGACACCGTTGAAATCTTTGACTTCTGCAAATTCCTTTACGGCGCATACGGCAAGTCGGACATGTGGCCGGCGGTCGGTGCAAAGCTGCGCGCATTGAAGAATGCAGGCGTGGCAGCCGAAGGCGTTCGCCACACGGCGCTTGCGCTGGCGGCCTCTACTTTGATGTCCCGCGTGGATCCGGCGGCGTTGGACATGATCGACATTATGAGTTCGCCGCTTTACGACCAAGGCGAAGCGTTTCCGAAGCTGGTGTCGATGGCATTTAAGATTTGCCACTGCACGCCAAATATCCCGCAAACCCCGTTTGCCCAACAGCCGAAATAATGTATATTATGTAAGGCAATCATAAAAGCCAAAACTCCGAAGAGGTTCCCCGCGGGTCCGCCATATACCCGCGGGGTTTTCCGTATATTAAGGCATAGACATTGGAGTAAATCTATGATCATCAATCCAAAAAAGATTCTCGAAAACGGCCACATCATCCCCGCCGAAGGGACAAAGTGTCAGCAATGCGGCGTGGACGTTACACTAAAAAACAACATCATTGTTGAGCCCCACGGTTTCCTGAACATTGAAATTGCGGAAAAGATTTCCGTCCCGGCAAATGCCGCAGCAATGCTTTATGTGAGAAGCTCGTTGTCCCGTAAAGGCATTTTCATTTCGTCCGGCGTTTATGACCCCGGATTCTCCGGCGCCTCCGGCTGCACCATCTACAATATGGGCAACGAGGCCCTTGTAATGGAAGCAGGCGATCGCATTGCACAGATGGTTTTCTTCGAATGCGACCCCGCTTCCCAATATAACGGCAAGTATCAAGGCAGCACTAGCGGGGAATCCAAGGGATGGAAATAACTCCGATTAACGTGCAGGTGGAAGGCGAGCGCCGCCTTATTGCCAACCTCATAATGTCCACCGATCTCCTTCTGTATTGCACGGAGATGGGGAAGCCGGATCTATTCACGGAAGGTGTTTGCCGCACGGTCGCCACTTGGCTGTGGGAATACTTTCAGGCGCAGCACGCGGCACCGGGCAGGGCTATTGAGGACATCTACCTTCACAAGGCACAATACCTCCGGGAAGCGGACTCCTCCGAGATTCGTTTATTCCTTTCAAATCTTAACGACGATTGGGCGCCTACCAATCTCGCCCTAATCAAGGAGCAGGCGCTTGACTTCTTCCGCCTCGCCGGCATCAAGAAATTAAGGGACGATATCGATCGCGCCCTTCTTGTAAGGGATGCGGCGCGTGGCGAATCAATCGTGGCGCAGTATGTGGCGCCGGCGCCAATTCATAGCACAACCGTTTCTTTGTTCTCCCCGCAATCAGCCGCTGTTGTCCGCGATGCCTTCAACGAGGAATCGGAAGTCCTCTTGACTTATGAAGGTGATGCCGGGCTGGTATTGGGCACGATGGCGCGTGAAGACTTTGTGGCATTTGGCGCCCCGCCGAAACGCGGCAAGACGTGGTGGCTTATTAGGACCGCCAGGGATTGCGCGAAGGCAGGGCTCCGGGTGCTTTTCTTATCGCTAGAAATGAAGCAGGCGCAGGTTTTAAGGCGTTTTTGGCAATGCTTTACCGGATGCTCGCGCAAGGGCGAAGAAGCGCGTTATAGCGCATTTATGGAGAGTTCTCCGGGGCGTTTTACAATAGTGCCGGGGCAGCTCAAAACCAATACGCCAAATCTTGATGAAGGGCAAATTGAAGCCGCGATGCGGAATATGGCGATGTATTATCGCGGCGATTTGCGTATCCGCACTTATCCGTCCAACTCGCTGACTATTGCTAGGCTGAAAGAAGATCTTGATTCGATGGCCTTGTATGAGCATTTTGTCCCGGACGTTATCGTAGCGGACTATGCGGACATTTTTAAGCATACAACGGCGGCGAAGGAAATGCGCGACCGCATTAACGACACTTGGGTGTCCCTCCGCGGGCTGGCTTCCGAAAGGCACGCGCTTGTGGTCACCGCCACCCAAACCGGGCGTGCGACTGTTGGCGGCCAAAAGGATGCTGAAGAAAGCGACGTGGCGGAAGACATCCGTAAAGTGGCGCATGTCACCAAGATGATTATGATCAACCAAAACGCGACCGAGCGTGAGCAAGGGCTGTATAGATTAGCGTGTAATACAACGCGCGATGAGCCCGTGGCGCCTTCGCAACTTCTTTGCACCTCCTGCCTTGCAATCGGCGAGCCTATGTTGGATGCGCATATGATTGCAAATATCGACTACCAGTCGGAAGAGGATGAGGAAGAGCCGAGACGCAAAGCGCCAAGTAAAAGAGGATTCAAACTATGAAAATCAATGGCAAATTCCTGAAAGCCGCCGTTGCGAAGTGCGCAGCAGGCGTGGAAGCTGGAACCGGCCTGACCCAAGCAGGCAAGGTCATTTTCGTCCCCGGTTTTATTATGGGCATCGGCACCAGCGTCAATGTGCGCGTGCCGGCGCCGGAAGTTGACACCGCCTTTATGGTGGACAAGGCTTCTTTGGATAAGGTCCTTTCGAAGGCAACCGGGGATATTGATATTAGCCGCGATGGCGACCGCATTGTCCTCAAGTATGGGCGTTCAAGGCTGGCGTTGCCTTTTGCCGACTTGCCGCAAACGCTGGCGGAGTTCCCGGAAGAATGGGACGCGGTCCCGGGGAATTTTATTGCCAAGCTCAAAGCGGTAACATTCCCGAATAAGACGGGGTTTGCAGGTGTTGCGTGGGACTGCGGCGCCTATGCCGGACTCATCAGCACGGACTCGATTCGCATTGTCACGGCGGATTGCCCGAACCTGCCCAAAGGCGCTTGGCTGCCTGACGCGGCGGTTGCGGCGCTCACCAAGGCTGGAAGTGAATGCACGGGGATTGTGAATGATATGCCCTATATCCACGTCCAGTATACGGACGGGACAGTTTGTTCTGTATTGTATCGCGCTATTGGGGACTTTCCGATTCCTGCCCTTTGCCAATATATTGATTCGTTTGATGGCGGCGAAGTGGTAGCCGAAGGGGAATTGGGAGCCGATGCGCTGGAAGCGATTAAGAGCGCCGAGACCTTCACGGACGTATTCGACGCGCAAATGCCGGTCCACATTGCTTTCGAGCCCGGCAAACTCGTTGTCCGTGCGGAAAACGCGGGCGGGGAATTTTACGGGGAGGCGGAATGGGCTGGCGAATACACCGGACATTTCACGGTGGACGCAAGGCCGTTCAATGCGATGGGAGCAGGCGCGAAGGCGATTTTGAAGTCCATCGATGGCAACATTGCGCTGGAGATTTGCGGGGATGGCGTGCGCATTTTGCTCTCGCCGGATCCGTAGAGGCGGTGATCCTGCCTTCTTCTTTATGTATATTGAAGGTATTGAAATTTTATAAGAGGTTTCTATGCGGACAAATGCGGCGGTAGATATCAATACGGATTGGCAACTTAACGGAATTGTCAAGCCGAATCATGTCAATGCGCTGACACGGTCAATCAAATATGATTATGTGTTAACCGCCCAAATGCTTGAGGGCAAGACCGGGAATGTCGATGTCTTTGATCTCCTCAACATTGGAATAAATCAGGGGACGTTGGTTCCCGGCGACACGCATATCCTTATAAATACCCCGGTGCCGGACGATGTCGTATTGAAATTCCCCGGCAATCAGGGGGCGCCCTCCGGACACTTCAACATCCACATTTATGCCCTGGGGGCATTTAAGGCGGACTGCACCGGAACGAGTCCGATGATTTCCTTTTTCTTCCATACACACGGAACGTCCGGGGCGGTGACCTTGTTAGGGCTGGGAGCGGATGTGTATGTGGGGTCGTTCGCTTTGGAAAGCGCCCTGGTGCTCCCCATCCACTACGCCTCGTTCACATACGAGATGGCCTTGGGCGAGCTTCCAACCCTTCCGGAAACTGGCGGAACAATACGGAAAGCTGCGTGGTTGAGCAATGGTATGGGCGCTGGCGGCGGGGGAAGCTCTAATGTTTTGAAATTGTGCGCGTATGGACTACCCTATAACATTTTTGACGTAGATCCATCCTATACGGATCCCGAGGATATCGATGGGCGTGCCCTTGATTTGGGAGGATACGACTCGGTCGAATGGTTCACAAATTTGGCTTGTGAAGATCATGTTGAGGCGGATCACGGCATACATTTAGATGCACCCTTTGAGTCTTACAGTGGCTCTATTATTTCGGATGCCAAGCCCTATGCATATGTTAATCCCGAAAATTGCAAAGGCACCGGTGCATCCTTTACGATAAAAAGTCGCGGCGCTCTACCAATTGAAGATGGCGCTACCGTTGAATTTAATTTGATTGGGGGTTTTTCTGCTACGGGGGTGTCGGGCGGATTTAGTGTCCGATCCTATGGAACAATTAAATATACTGGGGTTACCATAAGCGGAGCGGATGCGGCGACTACCATCAATGGCGGTGTAGCGACTGGCGGCGGTATTTCCGGCACATTTTCCGGCCAAATTGACAGCGGCGGCATTAGTGGGGACGCATTAAGTTTTGCGTTTGCTCCTGCGTTTTCCGGAAAAATTTCGGGGAGTATTACAAGTGGCGCACCGTCGACTGGCGCGTCCTTGAGTGGGACCGGAACGATTCAAATTTTGGATGCAGCAAATCAGCCCGTTATTACCCTAAACGTTACAAATGGCGATATCACGTCCGGAGAAATCAACGAAGCGGAGGTCACCCAGTTGGGTTCCACATCCGGAGGAACTGACTCTTCAAATCTCCCCCGTGTTACGAAGTTTATTCCAGCCCGCTATCTTACCATAAATCCGGATACAATGGCGGAGGGGAAAGTATATCCTATTCATGTCAAGTGCTGGAACCGCGGCGATATTATGTCGTTTAACCTTTTGCTGAATGGGGTATCCTATCCGGTATACGTGCATAGTTCAACAGCTGTAACCCCGAAAACCGTCGGTGCCTTCTCTAAATTTGGGTATGATGCGGATGGTTTCTATACGATTGATAGCGGTAATCATAAGTTTTCCATAAAGACTTTTGACGGATCGCCACTGGATTGGACGGAGGCGTCCTTTGAAATGAATATGGCTACTACCCCGGCAAGTGGATTTGAGCCACTCAAGGCAAGTGGTGTGCATAATGATGGAAACAATCATTCCACAACATTCACGGCACGTTACCCCAATACGCCAGGCGCGTCCTTTTCGTTATTCGAAATACGTATTCTTAATACTGGTATTTACCTTCTTAATAATACGGGCGCCGGACAAGTTCGCCCGAAGATGGTAACGGTGGCACCTCCGGGTGGCGGCGTTTGGGAACAATGTGAGTCTCCTGCCCCGTATGCTGGAACCGTATATCTTATGAAAAAGAACGGTAAGGTTTACGCGCTGGGATATTGATGAATGTCGTTATCATATCAAAAGGGCAAGATCCATCTTCTATTATAAGGCACCTTGATGCTGCCTCAAATGTGACGGTGAGTTTTGACGGCTTATCCCGTCACAGCTTGCCGGGCATTTATTGCACCAGCCTTCCAGCGCATCCACCTGGATTTTATGCGGGTGCAAATCGGGACAACGGCCTGATGGCTTCATATAAAAAATTTGGGCGCACCGGCTATGTCCTTTTCCTTGACGGCGACCGCATTCCAAAGGGATTCAACTCTAAAGATATAATTGAATGTATGTCCCGGTTAAAGGTGGACGCGCTTCTTTTTACATGCGAGTGCGGGGACACGCGCTCAATAGCGACTACTTCCGAATACGAAGGTCCAGTAGATACCGGATCGTTATTAAGTGAATTTTACTCATGCGGCTTCGTTCTTACGGACAACGCAATTGAAAAAGTGCGTAAAGTAAATGGCGGGCGGCTCTTTCATCCGATATTCGACGGAACGTGGGGTGAAGAAGACAAGTATTTAGGTATTCAACTTGATGCATTGGGATTCCATACAGGGTTTACTCATGCGGTCCGCCTAGGGGGCGGCCGCCCCGGAAACGACCAGGACCACCCGGAATTTGCGCAGTCATTGCAAAAGCGTGTGGACCTGATGGCGAAAAATGGCTATATGTTCCGCCACTGGAATACGCATACCTATATGGATGAGCACGGCGATTTTAAGTATTCCGCCGCTCCGATAGCCTCACCATCCACTTAAAACCCGCGAAATTTCGCTAAAATCGCCATTTTTCAAAAAAAGTGAGAAATTTTCTCAAAACGGGGTGTCTTTTTCAAAATAAGTATCTATATTATAGACATAAGGATGAGGCGATGTTGCCTCGCCAAACAAGGAAAGAAGATTATGAAGAACAACACCACCGCACTCACCACCACGCTCCTGTCTCTTATACACAT